GACGTTGACGTTCTTCTTCAGGAGCTTGTGCTGCCCTCATGCGGTTGTATATGTCTTGCTCACGTTGCGTTGTGTCTGTCTCTACTAAATTAAAGAAAGACTCTGCCCTTTTCAACTGTTCTTCCTGTAGGTCCTGTTCGTCAGGGGACGTTTGAATGTCATACGTCATTTGCCCTGTTTCGGGGTCCTGAGTCATGCCAAACTGACCGCCTGTTGCTGTTGTGACGGTGTAGGGTTGAAACTCAAACTTTTCTTCTAACGTTCCTGCTAAACCAGGAGTAAACTGACCTGTGTCTTCGTCTGTAAAGCCTGTAGACATACGTTGAAAAGCTTCTCTACCTATTTTACCTACGTCTTCGTACCCTTTAGCAGCCAAAGCTAGACCAGCAGCGGTCCCTGCTCCTCCTAATAGGTTTTTGAGCCAGTCATCCATTAGTACGTCCCTCCGTCAAGAGTACTTCTTGTTTTATATTTGTTGTACGTTATCATATTGTTCTACCTACTGTTGCAAGCACGTTGATTTCCTGTAAAGATAATTCTTCTCCGTTTATGTCAGCTTGTAAGTCAATAGAAACACTACCACCACTTCCGTTAGCGTTAACGTCTAAACCTGTTGTTACAAACTCACCTTTTGAAAACTGACCTATATTAAACTCACTTTCGTTAAAAAAAGCTTTTGCTTGTGTTGCTAGTGTTATGTCGCTAGTGCCTGATTTTGACTTAAAGTCGTAAGCCCATTTGAGGAATATATTAGCCCCACTACCCCCTACAATAACTGGCCTGAGTTTTTTAAGAAACTTAAGTTTAGTAGTGTCACCAAATGTTAGCTCAGGGCTTGTGTACCGAAAACGGTAAGTTGCGTTGTTGTCTAAGTACCCTGCATAGGAACCAAGGCCATGTAGACCGCCTATTAATAAAGTACCGTTATCTTTACGTTCATAAGCAGTAAATCCAGTTCCTGTCCAACGTGTAGCCCTATACGCACCGTTTTCAAGAGTACCACGTATGTCAAAACAAAAGGTTGTATTGTGTCCAGTAAATGTAAGTAAATAAAAGTTTTCCTCTGGGTAATACACGGACCTAAAAAATTCTGTCTCTGAACTTAATAAAGCAATAATGTCTTTAGTAATTGTTGAAGATAGATTACTAATAGGCATAGACTTTTCTTGTATAGTTCTACCAAAACTTTTTAAGCCTGTCTGAGACAAGAATATTACGTCTGTACCTGTGTACTGAACTGTGTCTCTGTCCACACAACCTACGCCAGAAACCGTGTCTGCTAAAGTCATAGAAGCAGGTGCAGTAGCTCCTGAGTAAACTACAATACTACGTTTACCAAAAATTATCAGGTGGTTGTTATGAGCAGCTAAAGCTACAATCTCGTCGTAACCATCAGGCCAAACTTGAGCTATGTCAAGAGAACCTGAACTACCACCTGTCCATTTATGTCCAGACAATAGGTCCGACCAGTATATCGTAGACTTATCTGTGCTAAAGTCAGCAGTCCAAAGCCTACCGTAAGCTGCCAACACTTCATTACCGTACTTAGCCGAAGTTAACCCAGCAGCACTATTGACTGAACTAAGTGTTACTACGCTGCTGTTAGCACCTCCTGAAGAACCTGAAGCAACTGTATTGTAAATAAGAGGTTCTAACCCACGTTGAAAAAAGTAAAGACTGTCGTTAAAGTTTACCATCTTCCAGTTGTCAGCAGAGATAGAATAACCACCAGGAGTTTCATCAGCTAACGTCGTTGTGCCACTTAGTATCTTGTTGTTACCCACTGAAAATATCTTAGTGGTCCCTGCATCATTTATAAACTCTTTTATACCTCTTACTTTACCTGAGCCTAGTTGGGTTTTGTTTGTTGTAGTAACACTAAGTCCTTTACGTGCTGCTATACGTCCACGTCGGTCTATTACAGCATTATCAGCTATTTCTGCAAAAGAAGGGTCTTGAGCAAGAGGTGAGTCTTCTGTATTAATACCTTTGAACGCTGGAGCGACAAGGTTGATACTGTTTAATTGTTGTGCCATCTATTGTCTCAAGGTGTAAAAAAAATAGTTTCTTCTGGGTGTCTACCTGCGTCTTGTGCTATAGCGTCTCCTAAATATCTATTAGCTATAGTAAAGTACTCAGCAGTTGACGTACCGCCTGTTTCTCCACGTTCTCTTGAAGCAAGAGCTACTGCTAGTTGTACTACTGCATTTTCAGGAACTGCTATAGAATCTGAGTCACTCGTTAAAGCAGAGTTACGAATAACAGCGTCAAAACGTAAAGCATAAACTGCGTCTGGTTTTGGGTAAACGTCAATCGTCATGTCTCCATTACCGTCTACTCCAGCATAAGTGTAGTATCTAGGTGAGCCAGTAAGAGGATTGTTTAAGTAAAGCTGTTCGTCAAACCAGTTGTTTGTCTGGTACTGCATCTTAAGATTAGACGTGTCGTTAAGTACGTTTAGTTCTTTAATTTTGTCCTTGCTGTTTGTTAGTGAGTAATTAACTGTGTTAGCTACCGTGTTAAAGGCTAAAGTTGTACGTAATGCTGACCAATCCCAAGCACTTTCAACTAAGTCTTTAGCGTCATTTACAAAGTCACCAACGAGCTTACTGTAGTTTGTTGCTTGAACTGTAGCTACTTCGTTTTCTCGTAGTCTTCTTAAAACACTGTTTACTGCATTTAAATACGTCATTAAATTATTCCCTTAAACAAACTATCATTTATCAAACGATTAAGCTCAACATTATAGTCTTTAAGTTGATAAGGCACAGCTACAAACTGAGGAAGACCGTAACCTAAATTATCCATGTATCCTGTTCCACCAGAGCCTCCTCCTCCTCCTAAACCAGTAAACATACCTTCTTCACCAGTAATAGGCTCTTGTTGTTCAGAGTCGTCACCAGTAATAGGCTCTTGTTGTTCAGAGTCGTCAACACTACCACCGCTACTACCACCTCCAGTAACAGGTTCATCTGGTTCTTCTGGCTCTACATCATCTGGGTCAGGGCGGTCTACTCCACCGCTTGGCCCGCCGCCTCCAGGCGAACCGTCATCAGAAGTATCTTCAGAGCTATCAGAGCCATCAAAAGGATCATCATCAGAAGTATCTTCAGAGCTATCAGAGCCATCAAAAGGATCATCATCAGAAGTATCTTCAGGAGGAGTATCAGTAGGGCCGTCATCACCTGGAGGTTCTTCGTCGCTTGGTGGTTCACCAGTAGAAGTATCTTCGTCGTCTAAAGGTCCCTCGTCTCCAGTAACAGGAGGACCTTTCTTTTCATCTTCAGGAGGAGGTTCTTCTTGTGGTTGGCCGTCGTCTTCAGTACCGTCTCCAGTACCAGTGCCATCATCTTCGCCTTCAGCAGCAAAAGGTGGAAAATACTTTTCTTTAGCGGTGTCTACAGCAGAACCAATGGCTCCACTAGCCAGCAACCAACCTAATAAACCTTCTTTACCGTCAGCACCGTCTAGTAAACCACCAACCGTTACTGATACTCTACGTAAAACACTACCTGCTGCGTCAACCACGTTAACAAAAATGTTTCCGTCGTTGTCCGTAAAAATGTCTCCTATTTCTTCACCAGCTTCTCTTATACCGTCTATTACGCTATCAATACCGTCTCTTATTTCTCCAGGTATGTTCTTTATCTTTTCTTTTATTTCGTTTAGTTTATTCCTAGCGTTTTGTGTTATGACCATTCTACCGTCTTCTAGTATGTCAACTTCTAAGCCAGTGCCTTGTATGTAAGTAGGTAAACCAGGAATAGGTATAAGTATTCTTCCTTTCATTTTACCGTCTTCAAAAACAACACCCACTCCTGGTAAACGATCAAGAGCGTCTTTTAACATTCTATCTAAGTCAGCTTGCCTTTGAGCAGCGTTTGGGTCACTATTATCTAACCACCAAGGTCTTCCAAAAACATCAGGTAACTCTTCTTCGTCTATTTTTCTACCTAGTACGCTGTCCCACTCACCTTCTGCAAAACCTAAAGAACTATAAAGTTCTCCAAGAGTTTCCTCGTTTTGTTGTCTTATTTCCTCACTACTAAAACCTTCTAGTATAGAGTCTAAGAAAGCTTCCTCTTCTGTGGGACCTTCTTCTTCTGGTTGGCTATCTCCTGGTACGTTAGGATCAAGAGGTCCTTGGTCATCACCATCAAACTCACTGTCTACACTGACCTCTTCGTCTTCAGGAAGGGAGCTACCAAAAAGACCAGTATGCCCTGTAGTAAAATTAGGACGATCAACTGACCTAGACATGTCGTCACCAAAAAAACTACTAAGTATTCTCCATGTAACAGGAAAAGCTGATTTCCATGCAAGTGTTTTTTCTTGTAACGGACTTAAATTATTTTCTTCATTAAAATCTACTAAATTTTCTTCGCCTTCGTAAAAAGGATTTTGTATTTCTTCTATTCCAGAGTCCCACTGATCTAATAATTTTTTAAGTATACTGTTTGCTAAATCTACGTCAGTACGCATTAAAGAACGGTTAAAGGTTTCTACGTCTGCTTCGTAAGACCTTTTTTTGTAAGAATCAAAAAAGTCTTGGTATGCTTCATCACGGTTTTCCATGTAGTCTAAATCACGACTAGCAGCAGCATCAGTATATTGTCCACTACTAGGTCTAGGAGCAGGTATATTAGGCATATTATAAAGAGGATTAGAGCCAAAAAATAAAGACATTTAAAGTACCATTACAAGAAGCGTAGCAGTACAACTAATTGCTGTACCTATGACTAACCAAGCTAGACGCTCCCAACGAGCCGCATGAGTGTCTGTAGCTCTCCTAAGTTCTCTAAGTTCTACAAGAGACTCAGCCCAACGCTCTCCACATTCTTTCTCGTGTTTTGCTATGCGCTCTAAAGCTTCTAACGCCATTTCAAATGTTTTATCATTGTCCATATTATTTCTTCTTTAGGCTAAGTAAACGGTCAACTCCTTTAATACCAAAAGAAGCACTTATACAAATAAAGAGTAAATATTGGTAGTAGTCAGGTAACTCGTCTAACGCTTGAAAAGCATACTTAGTCCTTTCAATAATTGAAGGATCATTGACGATAATACTGTACCCTATCATAAAAATGGGAACGCTGAGTACCAAGGTCCAAAATTCGTCTTTCCAGCTATTAGCTGAAGCATCAGCCATCTTAGCTTCCCAATCAGCATTGTTCTGAATGGTCTGCATTTGTGCTTGATGTTTTGCTTTAGAAATCTCATTTCTATTTTTTATTATCTGTCCTGCTATGTTAGCAACAGGAGAAATTAAAGAGGTTAGCCAGTTCACTTATTCTTGCTCCATTGACCAAGTTTTACTTGTGGTTCTTGCAACGTCTAATTCAGATAGGTGTGTTTCAGGATCGTACTGAGTTAGTCTTTTCTTTCTTTCTTCAGGAAAAGCCTTAAAGTATTCTTCAGTTAGATTTGTTTGTTCTACGTTGGTCATAAAACACCTGATTATTATTTACTATTTTAGGAATACAATAAGCAGCTACGTTTTCTTGTCGGTAGTAACTTCTTCCCATTGTTAGTGTTTCTTGCTGTTCTATAGCTCTACTAAATTTATTACACTGGTATATGTCACGGAACAGCATAGCATCATTACTTACAGTATTTCCTTCTACTACAACTACTAACAAAAAAGCTAATATATTCATCTAAACAACGTGTACATCCAAGCCATAAAAAAGAATAAAGACACACC